AAAATTCTCTTACCTTCTTCAAGAGGAGTGCTTGATTCTTTTAATTGCCAACCTTTTCCTTGTATAATACCTTCTTTTTTACTCTCTCCCCTTGTTGAAGCTTTTAACCAAAGTATACCCATTCTATCAATAGGTCTTTCAAAGTTTTCATTCCAAGCTTGAGTATAACATGCAAGTTGTAGGTCGTAGCTATCGTGTAGGTAGTTTGACGTCTTAATATCTACCATCCATAATTTTCCGTCTATTTCTAGAATCAAATCTGCCGTACCAGCTATCTTCAGTTCGTCTGAGAATACGTGTACCTCGGATTCTACTAAGGTAGGTTTATATGTTTCCCAAAACTCTACAAACTTTAAGATCATCTGCCAGACTTTTAAACTATACTTTGTCTTACCCCATTGATCTAGCCAGTGAATCTCTTCTCCTTTCAAATACGCTTCAATAGCTTCATGAACTTGGGTACCTTCGTTTCCTGCTCTACGCATTATAATATCAGCGTTTGCACCTACATCTTTTAACCAAGTTTCGAAAAACTTACCTTTCGGAAAGTAGGAGAGTACTGTAGTGACTGAAGGGTAGTATTTTTCTTCATTCCTTTGGTAAAATCTACTATCTGTTAATGTTATCTGCCGGGCAGTAGAGTCTGGATGTATTAGTCTTTTAACGAATGCATCTTTCTTAATGTCTTTATTCTTTTCAATCATAGTTGAAATTTCTTTTCGATTAATGTTCTAAATGTTATAGGTTTACTTTTATGTAATAATTTCGTAAATTCTTCAAATCCTAGCTCTGAAGGATCTTTACCTTCTAGTTCAATAAGAAACACTTCTTTTCCGTGGTTTAGAAAGGTTTCACAATACTCAAATGCTTGTTTTAGAGCATCATTATCAAGAGCAATAAATATCTGTTTAACACTGGATTCTACAATCTTATGCATTAGTTTTTTGGGTATAGTTTTACCTAGTAGAGGTATAGCGTTTCTCTTGATAGCGATAGCGTCAAACATTCCTTCACATATAATAAGAGGAGATCTCCAGTTTACATGTAATCCGAGAGGGAGTATATCTTTAGAAACTTTTGGATTTTTATACTTATAGTCAGAAGGTCCGTAGTTCCTTCCTACAAAGTAGTTTAACATACCATCTTCGTCATAAGAAGGTATTATAATCATATCTCTATATTTACCAGAAGCACAGAATCCTATTTCGTACCTCTTGACCTCTAAAGGACCTATATTTCTACTTTTTAAGTACCGTAGTGCTTGTCTAGTTGATATATCATTTAGATCTGGGCTGTTGAGAGATCTATACTCTTGTGGGAGTTCTATAATCTCTGATGTATATTTACTATCTGTATGGAAGGCTATTTTAACGTATTTTTTTAACTCCTCTAGCTTATTAGAGGGAGCGGCGGTCTTTCTAAACAGGGAAGAAATACTTTTCCCTCTAGCATTACATACCCAGCAATGCCAATGGTTTATACCTTCTTCATTCTCTTGAAAGTTTATTTCTAGTTTAGTTTTACGGTGATTGCAAAACGGACAATGGTATGAGTAATTAGCTCCAGAGGTAGGTTTTCCTTTGCCTAGAACACTGTCAACAAGATTCACTAATAAGTGATTTACCATAATTAATACTCTAATATACGAACTTTCTCTTGAAAGAGCAAGCTTTTACTTAATTTATTAATCTTCTATGAGATCTTTTGGGTAAAATTTCCCAAGTATATTAGAGTTATAGGAATCTTTCATTAATACTTCAAATATACATTGATAATGTAATTCATAGTAAGTTAGCTGTTTTTTTGAAAAAGTCAACTTTATTATTTCTCTCTTAAATTTATCTTTACCTAATTGTTTGATATCTTCTAATAAAGGTTTATTTGATCCCCAGTATGATATCCAGTTAGATTCCTTAATTACTTTCTTCTTAGTAGGTTTACGTCCTGGTCCGACTTGTTCAGCTAATTCTTTTTTAGTGAGTTTTTTATTAAGAGTATTTAGTAGTATTTTTCTCCCTATGTAAATCTTACCGTTCTCTAAGTTTGTTATTCTATATACAAAACCGTGACAGTTTTTAGGGAATTGTTCTATTGAGTTTATTTCCTCATTTTCATATAACCATTTTGACATAAGGTATGTTTTTATCTATCTAGATTAATAACTACTGTTGTATCTGATGTTGTGCTTGTAGGGAGAGGTTTTGCTAGTTTAGCTATTGCTAATAGTTCTTGATTATCATTATATAAACCCACCCCGGTTATATATGGATTAAATATAGAGCCTGTTGCAAAATCTACTAAAGCATCTCCTTGAGGTTGATAGTAGCTGCTAGAATCGAGGGTAAATGTGCTTGATCCAGACATTAAAGTTTCGTTAAGTGAGAAGTTGTATTCTGGTGGATTTATAGTACACTTATACTGGGTTTCGTAGATTATATAAGAGGATGAGAATTCGCATCGAAATAAGGAGCCTGTTGTAAATGAATTTATTATCCCGGAAATATTATTTGTTACTACTGCAATGCCGTGTTGATATATGATATTACCTACAATCTTATTAGGTGTAGAGTTTAGTATCAGGTTTCCTTCTCCGTCGTCAGAGATTACTCCTATAGAGAAATCTGTCATTGAGAAAGAGTTCGGTAATATTTTGTCCCCGTATAAATCCTTAGGTACGGAAAATACTCCAATTATAGCGTCAGATGCTGTTGGGAAGAATCTTTCAAACGTTAAATCTGTTTGTAAGTAGTTATCAAATCTCCCTGCAGATGATGCAGGACCTGAGTCAAATTCATTAGGTATGAATTCTGGCACTGATACAGGATCTCCGTAGCTTGAACTTTGATAATTAGAATAGTATAATTCTTTTGCAGAGTTATATATTAGTCTTTGATACTCGGTAGAGATATGTCCGGTTGTTGCTTCAGAAGTTGAGAATAAACCAGTTATATTTTTTCCTAAAAACCTATCTACACCAGAACCAGTAACTTCAGAAAGACCGTCTAAATAAAAAGCCTTACTTACCTCTAGAGGAGTTACTAGTATATCCGATGCTAATAGTTGTTTGTAGACGCTCATTCATTTTAAAAGTCTAACTTAACTCTTAATAAAGTTTCTTTTGTAAAGTCCTTAACTAGTGGCTTAGATAGTTTAGCTACTGCTAGGAGTTCATTTGTGTCGTTATATAATCCTACAGTTGTCATAAAGCTCTGCGGGGAGTTTATTAAAGCGGGAAATATTACATCACCTGTAGATCCGGATATAAAAGATGGATTTTCAGAATAGTTAAATTCAGAGTTTCTTGCTCTTACGAATACAAAATCAGAGGATAGTGTTTCTTCACTATTAACCTTAAAGCCTGTAGATCCACTTATTGCAGTAAATATTGTTGAAATATTCTCTCCTGGAGCATCATAAGATCTACTCACCTCTACTCCGATTGAAGAACTAACGGCTAGGGGATTTATAATTATAGTAGAGATATCAGGTAAGAATAATCCGTAAGATCCTTGGTCAGTAGAGTATCCTGTACCTCCATCGTAAGAAGCTCCGTCAGAGCCGGAAATAAGCTGGTAAACTCTTCCGCAATCTAAGAAAGTGTCTGTTGTTACTAAGGTAGAGTTATCTGTTAGTTCTAGGTTATATGATCCTGAGATTTTTAAGTTTAAACTAGCTGGTAGAAGTTTTTCTTTATACCTTGCTCTTTCTATAGAGATTGCCCAGAATGTTTCTGAGGTAGTTCCTCCGAAGTTAAAATCACTATTTTCATCTCCGTATATTAAGTTTCTAAACTGTCCGTATACTGTTCTAGTTGGGGTTTTCCTAGCGACTAGGTCGTTATATTGAGCACTCCCTGATCCTAATTTATCTCCGTATGCTAATGCAAATTGAATATCGGATCGTGCGGAAGTTTTATATACGTTTTTATAGTAGTCGTCGTTAGTGCTTGATGTTGAAGACGTAAAAAAGGTTGTAAGAGTTACGGTTTCGTCAGACCATACAGTAGAGGTAACAGTATCGCTACTTACTAGAAAGTCTTCTGGATCTAATCTTTTAAATGACATATGTTATTACTGTTATTGTACTTTAGTTACTGTTACTGGTATGGATACTCTAGCTCCAGAATCTCGACCTACTATTACTAAGGTAGCAGTTAGTGATGTATTAGTTCCGAATAAGGTATTAATTGTTGTTGCAGTCATACTTAGACTTGTACCAACTACTGTTTTAGATACTGAAGTTCCTATAGTACTGGTTGAGTTGAGGGCTTGAACTTCGGGTGTATCTATACCTACTCCGTTAAAGCTATTTAATAGTCTTACGTCTGAGATAGTAAATGTATATCCTGATGTTTCAAATGTTTGGGATTGTGATAAATAATTTAAGGTTTGAGGTCTTATTGTAAATGCAGAACCTTGTTTAAATGTAATATTACTGTATCCTATATCTAATACTGGCATTCTTGCTGTTCCTCTAGGTAGAGTAACTAGCTTATACTTCATTACTTGAGTCTCATCAGGGAATGCTTCTAATAGAGGCATATTCTCTATTGCTTCTCCGTAGAAACCAGATCCGGAAG